GGGAATCTGGCTTAAGGCCTAAAATTAAGATTAAAACGTCCGCCGCTGCGAACATTAGCTCCGGGGGCATATGGCCGTCCCAGTTTGATACATCAAAATCTAAAACATTAGGATGCTTATTAATATAATGGAATAGGCGGGTCCAGTCAGGTCCTTCGGGATTAATCCCTGGGCCCATGGGGAAGTTGCCTCTTGCCGCACGATGAAGTGAAGCAAAAAGGTCGAGTGTGACTCTTCTCCATGCAAAAATGAACTCCATGTTCATGCATGTTACTGAACGGGTTTTAGGTGGAGTTCCTTCAACTGGATCGCCTAAAGCTTTGTAATAGGGACGAAGCTCGTCCTTAGGGAAATCATAACAGGTATGTTTTGGGACTATTCCTTTGGAAAGTTTCTTAAATGTTTCTTCAAATTTTTCTGGAAATTTAGGATCAATAATTACGCAATTACCTTCCTCATTAATTTGAACATATGATTTCTTTCCTGCTGCTTTACCAGGCCATTTATCCCAGATGAAAGGGAGTCCAGCAGAAGCTCGGCAATCAACTGAATTGCTGCCGGGCTCCCGAGTGCCTGTTACGCACTCTTCAAGAGAAATATCTGTGCGGAATTTTGTTCGATCAAGTCTGGCCTTAAGCCAATAGCCAATATCTTGTGTGGCTTTCTCAAGCATGAGGGAGTCAAACGAGCCAACTCTCCCAGTGCCATATTTGTTGACTGAGTGCTGCATAGGATGTTGATGCACTAATAATCTATGATCGAAAGGATTTAAAGCTGCAGGAACGCGAGGAGAAGTAAAGCCGTCGGCGTCCATGATAGAAGCAATTCTTGTTTTCTTAAATTGCGTTCTTCCAATCATGCCAACAACTTTATCAGCCGGAACTGAGCCAATTGGATCTACATGAGAAGTAAAAATAGGTTCGGATTTTCCGGAAGTGGGTTCACAAATTAACGGGCCTTCTTGAATTATAATGGGATGTTTTACTTGTTTTTGAACTTCCTCCTTCATTAATGCGAGCATTTCCTGAGTCACAACTTGATAAATGACAGTTTGTTTATAAAAGTCATTTACTTTCCAAGCTTGAATTCCAACGATGTTCCGATGGCCAGGTTTCTTGTTTGGGGAAACAAGCATACTGCCACTCTTTCCAGCAACAGTTGTGCCTTCAACTAAAATAGCCAAAGCACATTCTCCTTTCCTTCCATCGTGTGAAACCATGGAAATTTTCTCGCAGGGACGACAGCAATCACGAATTTCAACTGATTGCTGGTGTTGGAAATTAGTAAGCGACCACAACTCACCAACGTTTTCCGCTGATTTAAAATCTTCCTCAGTAATAAAATGCTGAGAAATTTCTTTTGCAGCAGGAAGATGACGGGAAAATATAATCGCTAAATCATTT